AAAAAAGTTTCTTGCGAAAGTTTCCATTTTTAAGACCAATCGATAGCAATACACTTTATAACATTTAGAAGATTTTGATTACCATTAAATGGTATTTGTTGTGTCTTATATTCTACAGAACATCCTACAAACAACTGTTTAAGTACATTCAAAATATCAGGCATATTATTTTCCCATCGTTTTATGTCATGGGCCTTAATTTCACAATAATATACAGTTTCATGTTTAGTTCGAGCTGCAAGAAGAGTTTGACTATACACATGATTAACGATTAGTTTAACTTCTATTTGTCGCGCTTCTTCAATTGTTTGAGCACGAAGTTGACGCAAATACTCTGAAGTTACTGGTTTGAAATCCTCCATTTTTTCTTTAAGGAAAAAATATGAAAACTTTCCGTTTTCTATACTGTATTCCAACCTGATGTATCATAAATACGGTAATGTATTTGAATATGATAAATACTTTTCAACGCTTCTAGAATTGTTTCTATAGGATTAGTTGAATAAACTGACATGATAACACGTGGACACTCTAGATCTCTCAAATAGACATATTCGACATTAAAATTCTTCAAACAGTTTTTTACGTCTTCATCCCAATCAATCTGCGCAGAAAACTCTACCTCATAATTGGTATACCAACCCATCTTTTCCTGAAAAAACTTTCTTAGTTAAAAGTCCGTTTTACTTGGAATTAATACTTCTAAGAAGTTCACGAATGTCATAAAGTAGACATTTCAATTCCATGAATTCACTTTTAGGAACATCTTGTTGATGCTTAGCTTCTTTCTCTGCGAGATGTTTTTTAGTTTTCTTCTTTTCAAGAGCTTCCTCAACCTGCTCTTTAGAAACACGTGTCATGAGTAGAATATCGTCAAATGACAGTTTTCGCTCAAACATTTCAATCGCGATTTTTACAAGTCTTGATTGAATTGATGAAGCTGTTCGCTGCAGTTCACCTGATATTTCTTGCGGACTCTTTCCTTCAGCGATTCTAGAAAGAACGGTTTGTTCTTCGGAATCAGACCAAGATTCACCAACTCGTGACAAGCCAGTCTGCTCTCGCATTTTATTCCAGAATTCACTATTGGTTTTCATTCTTTTGCTAAAAAAAGAATCTTACAAAAGTTTCCGTTTTAGTGAATTAGACTCCCAAATATGAGTTCAAAATAAATTTAGCATTATCTTCAGAATTCGTTACCGTTTCCTCGAGAGAAGAAACCTGCGATTGAAGAGCATCAAGACGAATGATAAGCTGTTCTTGAAACTCAATTGGAGGAATAGGAACTTTAATTTTTTCAACATCCGTCTTGCGAATACCCGGCTTTATTCCAGAGGATAAGTTTGTAAGTACTTCATTGTTAACAAGAAGCCAATAATATACAAGTTTTATGTTTACGATATCAGATTTAATCTTAAGATTGATTGTATTATCACTAGGCCAAAATTTTCCTTTGACGTAGTGAACAGAACCTATGCTCATTTTTCTAGCCGTAACTATATGTTCTCCGTCATAAAGGAAGTCCTTTCTTCTTCCAGTGATTCCATTACTATCATAATATGGGTAGCCTTCTTCATCTTGAACATAATTTCCTTTGCCACCTACCACATCAAATAATTCACATATTTCTTTAGTATTTCCTAAGTATCGGTCAAGCGTTCCAATGAGCGATTTCATTACACACTTCAAAGAAGTAATTGTTTCATTTAATCTTTTTTTTAGATCATACAGTTCATCCAGTTGGTCTGCGATTTGTTTTTGAACATTTAATGTAGGAAGAAGAAGCTCAATAGTTCCAACTCGCTCCTTACTGATAGCTTTTTTAGTCGTACCTGTTGCAAGTAGTTTGTCAGATGCGTTTTTCTTACGATCAAAATTCAGATAATAATAAATATACTTATAAAAGACATTATCTTTATATTTTGGAGTTGTAGTCAAGATAAATGTTAGATCACTTGCAATAAATTTTCCAGAATGATGATGAGCTTTTGCTAGTGAACCTTCAGAACCACCAACAAATAGTACTGCCTCACAATCATGTGTAAATATTTGGTGGGTTTTATATTCGTCAGATGCTGTAATAAATGTATATTCTCCATTAATATTTTTACTACTCTGTAGACTACCCTTTTCAATATCAAATACGTCTTGGATGGTTGTATATTTAATGTCTTCTGAATAAACTTTAGTTGGACGTTTTTTATATCTGTTAACATTTAGAGAATATGTTTCATCAAAACTTTCTTTATTAATTTTGATAACAAAATCTTCCTTAATGCTCCCGTCAATTAATTTTTCAATTTCAAAGAATTCTATATCCGTTGTCGACCCGGATTTTTCGAAGAAGAGAATATATGTTTTTATAGATGTATTTTTGAATATTTTTCCATTAATTCCAATCACACGTTTCAAATTAAAATGATCAACTAGATATTTTCTGGTAGAATTATGGCACTTGGAAACATTTTCCAACATTCCCTCGGGAACTACAACTGCACATCTTCCATTTTCATTAAGTGAAGACATCATAAGCTGAAGAAATAATGGTTCTGATTTAGTTCCATCAAGTTTTAGTCTTTTTACAGATTCATGGCAATCTGCAAATTTAAGACCTTTTAGACCAAATGGCATATTAGCAAGAATAATATCATACGAGTTTCGTAGACCATGTTTTAGGGAGTCATCGCAATGTAAATTCTCAAATGGAATTCCAGCAGACTCTATAAAGACATTCAGACGAGCAAAACCAGCAACCTTATTATCGTGATCAAAACCGTAAACACGTTTTTGATGTTTACTCCAATCAACAGAATTCCCATAGTGTTTCATATATGCAGTTAGAAATCCACCAGTACCCATAGATGGATCACATACAGATTCTGGAATATTATAACGTTTGTAAACTGGATTGCAAAGTTTCACCATATATTCGCAAACAGTTCTATCTGTAAAGAATTGACCAAGGTCACGTGCATTACTACTTCCGTTCTTCAGATGATCTTCGTAAACATATCCAAGAATATCCATATGCAGATCTACATCTTCAAGATTGATTTTATTTAGAATTTCTAGAATTTCTGTATGAGAATCTGGACACGAAATATCAAATGAAAATTTTTGAGTGTTGAATAGATTATCAAATACAGGAAGTAGTTTTTTAAATAGTTCAAGAGGAACTTTTGTAAGATTAGACTCATCTACCAAACGCATAATATTTTCCCATGCAAACTCTTTATTAATTTTTAAGTCTTCGCATATTTGGATAGTTAGAAATCTACTTAGGAGATAGAGACTTGCATGACGCATACTGTCCATTCCGGTAATACCATTCTTACGAAAGATATCGCGAATTCTTACAACTGCTTTCTTAAACTCGTCAACAGAAGCCATCGTTTTTTCATAATTTCTCTCCATTTATACTTAGATCCGTTTTTAATATGTAAATGAAAAATTTTAAAAGTCCATAAAGAATTTTTAAAATTTCAGCGACCCCGCACTTGTTCATAGGATTTGAATATTTCAATATCTCCAAAATAATTTTGTTCCAGTTCTTGCGTACTGGGAAAATTCTCAGGAATTTTGAATTTGTGATACTCGAATAATGATGAAATGTTGTTGGCTTTACAGTATGAATCAAATACTTCAAAAGTTATTTTTTCTTTAGTGACTTCTACGGTTGTTTCGTTGAATGTATTTACATTAACATAAATCCCAGCAGATCCATCAAATAAAAGTTTAGCTCGTTCAAGATCTTTTTTGAACCATTCAATTCCGTGCCCTTTTCCAGTAGATTTTTTATTAATTCGAATATCATCAAGAATTCTGTGTATACCGCGTTCTGTCATTTCATGTTTTCCCGGCTCAAACCCGTCTTTCACTAGGTAAAAGTAATAAGACGTTGGCATAAATGTTCCAATATTTTTATTGGCTTCTTGCAATCTATCTTTAGCATTGCCACATCCGATTTTCATAACATTCATTGAATCATTAACCATGACATACAATTGCTCACACTTATCCGGAGGTTCTGACATTCTAGAAAGTTATAAAAAGTCATTATTTCTTGAAAAAGTCCGTTTTGGAAAACTAGCTCGTCCTCAAAAAACTTTTGGTAAAAGTTCTTGGGCATCTATCCATTTTAGTGAAGTGTGAAATTCAGGTTTTACTTTGAAAGTTGGTTGTCATCGATAAATATTTCTTTCCCAGTAATAATAAGAGAATGTCTTTAGCAGACTTTTATGTGTGTCTTAAATGTGATTACAAAACTAAAATAGCGAGAGAATTTGATGATCATTGGAAGACATCTGAACACTTAAAACATTACGAACATTTGCGATGTGATACTTGCGAGATCCAGTTTTTCGCAAAGGTTAAATTCCAAGCGCATTTAGAAACGTCTAAACATAAACGCCTTTCTAATATAATTATGAACTGCGAACTATGTGGTTACATGACAACTAGTAAACAACTATTGGATCAACATAATTCTTCCCAAAAACATCTGAATGCCGTAAATGGTGTAAAGAAGCCAATTTATGAATGTGTTGAATGTAACCTTCTTACAAAATATAAATCTGTATACGAACAGCATATGAATACTAAAAGACATAGAGTTGGGTATGATGATCAGACCTACGAATGCATACCATGCGATTACAAATGTGGAAGTAAACAATTGATTGAACAGCATAATGCTACCAAAAAACATATGAATGTAGTGAACGGAACTAGGCAAACGGAATACGAATGCATACCGTGTAACTTCAAAAGCAAATTTAAATCTAAACTAGATGAACATCTAGAACGAAAAAGTCATAAAAAAACAGTTGGTCAATAACTTACTTCCTCTCAAATGTTTTTTTCAATGTATTTGATTCGTAATAAGCTTCCATAAATTCTTCGGCTAATATTTCTGGGTTTCGATGAATTAGATAATGATTTCTTGCTTTACGCAAATCAATACCTCTGCGGTAATCAGCGTATCTATGCCATTCTTTACGAGCTTCTTCACGTGTAACTGCCTCAGGTCCATTTGTGAACGTCTGAGGGAGATCATTCGTGAAATCCGGTGTTCCATACTTGAACCCTTGAATAACTGAACGCACCAAATCTGAGATTAGATTTTCCATACTGGATTCCATACTGGATTCCATCTTTTATTCATCAAACGTACAAAGAAGAAAAATTCCGTTTTTCAGTGAATCCTTTTTCAATAAGAGCTTTTAATGAAAATCCAGTTCCTTCATATTCAAAATTGATAACATGGTTAAGACTCCATCCTGTACTCAATAGTTCTTTTATAACATGACCAATATCATAAGGAAAAACTTTAACATATTCACGGCAATTAATGTTTACAATAAAAAAATCTAGCATTTACTAGACTATTTTAATAATCTTTAAATGAAAGCAATATCAAAATCGCTTGATTATCTTGTTTATAAAGTCTAGTTGAGCGTAGTTCTGAAGCATAAGCTACAGATTTTTTCAAATGACAACCTCTACATAATACTTGACCGTTTTCCAGAGTGGTTAGACCACCTTTAGAGAATTCTACAATATGATCTGTTTCAAATGCCCAAATTGGAAACTGAGGATACCCAGATTTCCAATGACATTTCTTATTTTTACATTTGTTTCCTTGGCTTTTTAAAATAGCCTTGCGAACATTTAGAGGAAATGATCTCAATTTTGGATTTAGTTTCATTTTTTATATTTATGTCAGAATTACCCAGAAAATCCGTTTTCTTTAGCGAGGATCATGAACGTGAGTGGATAATTTACAATCTCCAGAAGATGTGTGAATATATCTTGGTCCAGATGTAGAAATATGATCACCAGGACAAGGTAGTAAATCCTTTGATGAAGGCATAAATCCTTCACGACTGTTCCACATATAAAGAACCGCGGCGGCTACTAATAGAGCAATAATCCATTTCATTTATTATTAGGGAGTTATTTGCGCATGACCTTGTGCATCATAGCATGGACGGCAGTAAATAACGCAGCGTGGACGGCTAGAGGAGGAAGAGGGCCAACACTAGGTAAACTTACTAGAACACCGGGGGAGCACAAATAAAACGTGAGGGCGGTCAACAGAAGATAGGCATACATTTTTATTTAAGGGCGAGAATAAAAACGAATACATTCAAGAATTACAAGTTATACGCAAAAAATGCTAGCATTCATTCAGACTTTGACGCAAGATGAACTATTTCTTATGAATCGTATTAATGTTTCGGCACTAAAACGAGCAGTTTCTAGAGTTGAGGACGGACAAACATTCACAAATTTTAAATTGTTTGAGTATACGTCTGGAAGTACACATGGAATTCTTCATGAAGAGGTTTTGCCTTCAGGAAGAATTCTAAAAGATTATATTGTATCTTCTGAATTTCTACAATTCTTGGTAGGAGCATCTTATTTGGATCTATATTTTAAACTATGGAGTCGTGAGATAAATACAGGACGACGAGAACTATTTCTATGTATTAAACAGGTTCCTGAAAATACTGATTAAAAAGGTTAATCCTTTTTTTCTAATCCGGGAGGGTTTTGACGAGTGCCAGGTTTTGGTAAACAAGCTTCTACACCAGCATGAGTTGTTCCAGCATAATGTGTTGGTGGACAGCCCATAGGACCATGATTACCAAAATAGTCATAGCGCACATATTTCATTGCATAATGAAGTACTACTGCAAATAAAGCAGCATGAACTAGATGTACAGATAATCTAGATCCTTTAGGAGGTAAAGTCACTAAAACACCGGGAATAAACGCATAAAACAAAACTGCAGCTAAAAGAATCTTCCACATTTATTTAGACTTCATAAAAGTTTTTCTAACCCAATTTCTGTCAGCTTTGAATGTTTTAGCTTTTGAAGGTGCTGATCTCTTATCATATACGGCCACGGCATTCAATTGTCTAAACGCTTTCAAAGCACCTTCTGCTTTAACTACACGACGTAATGCTGAACGTCTGGCAGTTTTTGATTTAGAAGCAGAATATCCGCGAGATGTTAAGTCGCCATGATGTAATGGTCCAATTCCTTTTCTCCGAGTTTTACCTGCTCCACATTTAACTGGCATTTATTTATACCATAGAAGATGAATTCCAATAGCTAGAACACAAATATATGTAGCATCACTCCAATAATGTTCACGTGATAGACCAAATACACGACGACCAGTCATATCAGCATAACCTCCCAATGAAGATAACAGAATCGAAAAAAGAAGGAGAATATGAGAAGCTTTCATTTATTCTAAGTTTAGGCTTTAGTATTGATGCTCTTGTTTTTTGCTACATTGAGAACACATTGGCTCACGCTTGATTTGAGAATACACATAGAGTACCAACACAACAAACAGAATCAATAAAGACCACTCCCACATTTGTTTTATATAGCGTTTTCATATTGGGCGAAAAAATATACTAATGGGTATTCCTTTTTATTATGTTTCTCTGATTCGTCAACATACGGGAATTGTTAGACCTGTTAAGACTTTAAGAGCAGATATTTTGGCTCTAGACTTTAATTGTCTAATTCATAAATATCTCGTAGATTCTGATCCTATTCAAAGTGTTTTGAAAGGATTAGAATTAGTAATGTCGGTTTGTCAAGCGTCTAAAACTATATTGTACCTCGACGGTCTAGTTCCTTATGCAAAAATGGTTCAGCAAAGGTATCGTCGGTTTCGTCAAAAAGATCTGGCTGAATTTGATCGTAACCAAATTTCTCCAGATACACCCTTTATGCGTGAATTAGAATCTGCCTTACAAAAGTATCCGGTCGAAGTTTCTGGAACCACAAAAGCCGGCGAAGGTGAACAAAAACTGTTCCGTGATCTGAAAAAAACTCCCGGTAAAAAAGTTGTAGTATATGGATTGGATGCTGATCTAATTTTGTTATCAGCATACCATTCTTCATTAGCATCAGAACTTTTGCTTCTCAGAGAATCACAAGAAATGAATTCAGAAGGAGAATTTTCTGTACTTTTGTGTACAGAACTAGCTAGAATTCTTCCTATAGATCGTGAACAGTATTTGTATTTATGTGTTCTCTGTTTTGGTAATGACTTTATGCCTAATTTGGGACTATTTTCTTTACGTGAAGGGGGGTATCAACGTGCTCTGGATATTTATGCTCAATCAGGAAATCCTGATTTAACTACTGAACAAGGTAGATTTAAGTTTCTTACCCAAGCTAAAAAATATGAATGGGACTTTCTATTAAAACGTAAAGGTCATGAAAAATATATTATTGGAACAGATCTATCAAAAGTATCACGTAGATACGGATTACATATTTTGGATGGCGTAGAAAATATGGAACCTGTTGTATCAGCATTCTGGAAAACATTTCACTGGACTATTGAATATTTCAAAGAAAACAAGTCAAGTAACTGGAATTGGGTATATCCTTATCCTGACGCTCCTTTGATTATGGATATTCTAGATTTTTATGAAACAGAGTCTAAACCTGAAAAGAATGCACTAACTTTAGCAAAACATCTGGCATTTATTTTACCTTCAAAATCCTTACTCAAACGTCATAAGAAGTTTGAGGACGAATGGTATACTGAAACAAGACCTTTATGGATCAAAAAACATGAATGGGAATCAAAACCGTTTATAAGTCTACCTTGGCATCCAACAGATTCGTTAACTTCAATTGAACCATTAACGACGTAATTTTAATTTACCACCAATAAACCCTATTTTAGGTTGAGGTCCAATTTTTGTAGCAAATCCTCTTGCGGTCTTTTTTAATCCAGCTTCAGTAATGTATTCTAACACATCAGCTTCATAAAAGAATTGAACGTAAGAAGTTTCGCGCTTAGACCAATATTCATTGTTAATTTTTTCAAGTTCACGGACTTTTTGAAGAGCAAATAATCCAGTAGCACTGAAATCAGATGCCCAAATACGTTTCAAATAATTGATATATTTTTGACGATATTCAGCAGGACTAGTTACAACAGTAGCTTGTTGTAAGGTAGATAAAGCTTCAGCTATTGTTTTTACAGTAGGTTTATCTAATCTTTTGTTCACAGTATTATGCGCACGAACTGTAAATAAAAAGAAATTTTGTTTAGAGTTCAGATATTCGGGATGTAAAGAACGATATGTTTGTAACATCCGTAAAAAATGAGATTTACAAATATGACAAGTTATAGACTCGCCAAACATATCTATAAATCTTGAACAAATTTGTTTTTCGATTTCAGTTGGTGTATCAGGATAATTAATACTAACTGAATGTAATGTCATCCAACCTAAAGGTCCCCAAATAGAGGTCATTGTTTAAGGCAAAGAAACAAAACCAGCAGAAACAGCGTTATCCAGAAGTTTTTTAGATATGTGAGCTGGTGTATCAGGTTTTAATTTAATATCAGTTTGTTGATCAAATACTTTAGCAATTTCAGAAGGCTGCATTTTAGAGATTTTATGTTTCAATGTTTTACGATGTCGACGTAATCCTTTTGAAGTGAACATGCGAATTGTATGTTTACGCATATTAGGCTTTGGCGGTGGACTTTTTGCAGGATCAGTAACACCTTTGATCTTAGAAGTTTTTTTTAAGATACTACGTTTTGGAGTTTTTTGGCGATGTTGGGGTCCATCCATTTTAGTAATTACAATCTTCTTGTCCATCTCTTTATTAAAAACGGATGGGAAACAATTTACGGATACTTTTGGTACAATATCATGGAGTGGGAAGCTATTTCAAGTTTCTTCCATAATGAAGGACCTCGTAAACTCGTGGAACATCAAATTGAATCCTTCGAAGATTTCATTCGCAATAAGATTCCTTTGATTGTTTGTTCTACAAATCCTATTGTAGTTTGGCATGAACAAGATCCTGAAACAAAGAAATATAAATATGAGTTTCGTCTCTCGTTTGAGAACGTAACTTATATGAAACCCCGTATTCAGGAAGCTACTGGTCGTGTAAAACCTATGTTTCCTCAAGAAGCCAGATTGCGTAATTTTACTTACGCTGCTCAAATGTTTGTTGATGTAAGATTTATTACGCGTGCTTATCACGGCCCAACTTTGTCACAGTTCGATGAATCTGTGCGAGTCTTTGAAGGTATTTCTCTAGGTAAAATTCCAGTAATGTTGGGATCATCTCTCTGTATTATGAAAGATTATCCTTTGTCTCCTGAAGAACTAGGTGAATGTTCACAAGATCCATTTGGATATTTTGTTATTCATGGTTCTGAACGTACTATTCTATCTCAAGAAAAAGTAGCTGATAATCGTATCATGGTATTCACTGGAAAGAAAACAGCAACAAAATATAATTATTCAGTAGAATTCAAATCTTTACATGAATCATTTACGATGCCTCCTAAAAAACTAGAAATTAGACTATCCACAAAATTTAATGGTTATGGTTATCCGCTTCACGCATGTCTACCTAGATTTCGTGAAGAACTACCATTGATCATTTTGTTTCGTGCTTTGGGTATGGATAACGATGAAGATATTGCTAAACTTGTCTGGGGAACTCAACAAGATCAATATGATACTCTGATGGCTTCATTTTCTGAATGCGCCGATATTAAAGTGTATACACGTGATGATGCTCTGGAATACCTGAGTCACCATCTACAATACGCTACACCTCAAGAAGATAAGAAAGAATACGTTCGTCAACTATTAGAGACTGAACTCCTTCCGCATGTCAAATTGGCAGGAGATCAATCTTCTTTGGAAGTTTTGGAAGGGCGTAAAACAATTCTGATTTCTGCAATGATTCGACGTCTAATGCTAACTAATCAAGGAAAAATTACTTTGGATGATCGTGATTCTTATCCTAATAAACGTGTAGTTTCAACAGGTGCTTTGCTAACTCACCTGTTCCGTCAACTTTTCCAAAAAGTATGTAAAGATATTCGTGGCAAATTCGTTCATGAAATCAATAATGATTCATGGAAAAAAGGAACACCAAGACCGATTGAAGTTTTGAACCTGAATAATTTGTACAAGATTTTGAAAGTTTCAACTATCGAAGGAAAATTGAAACAAGCATTGGCAACAGGTAATTTCACTGTACAAGGTGTTGGAACTGGATCTACAGCAACCAAAATGGGTGTATCTCAAGTTTTGAATAGAATTTCTTATTTGGCTACACTAAGTCATCTAAGAAGAATTCAAACTCCTGTAGAAAAATCAGGTAAACTTTTGGCTCCGCGTAAACTACATGGAACATCATTTGGATTTGTATGTCCTGTAGAAACTCCAGAAGGTCATTCTGTAGGTATTGTTAAATCTCTATCTATGTTAACTTCTGTATCTCAACATACACCATCTATGGTGATCATAGATAAACTGAAAGAACGTCTTCAATGGATTTCTTCTTCTAAACCTTATCAGGGTATCCCTGTTTCTTTGAATGGTGTGATTCTAGGATATACAAAAGATCCTAAAAGTCTATACGATTATTTGAAAGAAGCTAAGAGAACCTTTGTTTTGCATCCGCATTCAAGTATTGTATGGAATATTTTGGATTCTGAATTTGCTATTGAAACTGATGGTGGTCGTATTGTTCGCCCATTGTTCAGAGTACAGCAAGGTAAGATCCTGAATCCTCCTGAAACACGTAATAATTGGAATTCATGGATTCAATCAAATATTGAATATGTCGATGCTGCCGAATCTGATACGATCAGAGTATCTATGTTTCCTCGTGAAATTACAGATGAACATACACATTGTGAAATTCATCCAACCCTAATTTTGGGTCATATGGCTTCAACTATTCCAATGTCTGATCATAATCAATCACCAAGAAACACGTATCAATCAGCTATGGGTAAACAAGCTATGGGATTGTATGCTAGAAATTATGCAAAACGTCTAGATAAGAATGGTTATATTTTGTGTAATCCTATGCGCCCATTTGTTGAGACACGAATGATGAGTGTATTAGGAACTGAACAGATGCCTTTTGGTTATAATGCAATTGTAGCTATTGGAATTTATTCAGGATATAATCAAGAAGATTCAGTTATCTTGAATAAAGGTGCATTAGATCGAGGTTTGTTTAGGTCTTTGTATTATACGATTTATAAAGATGAAGAACATCGTAATTTGGCTTCAGGAAAAGAAGAGAAGTTTTCTAGACCTCAACGTGAAACCACAAAAGGATTTAAAAGTTCTTCTTATGAAGCTGTTCAAGAAACAGGTATGCCAAAGCAAAATGCTTACATTAACGAAAATGATATTCTGATTGGTAAAGTCACAAACCTAAAAAATGATCCACACGGATATAAATATAGAGATTCATCTACTGTCTACAAAGGTTCGGAAACTGCTCGTGTAGATGGAGTTTGGCAGGATAAGAATTCTGAAGGGTATCCATTCATTAAAGTCCGTTGTGTTTCTGAACGTGTTCCTGAAATTGGAGATAAAGTTAGTTCCCGACATGGACAAAAAGGTACATGTGGAATTATTTTGAATGAAGAAGATATGCCGTTTACAGCTTCAGGATTGAGACCTGATATTATTATGAATCCTCATGCTGTACCTTCTCGCATGACAATTGCTCAACTAATGGAAACTATGTTTGGTAAGGTTTGTGCTGAGACAGGAAATTTGGGTGATGGAACTCCTTATTCACATTTGAAAATTGAGGATCTTCGTGAACATATGTTGAAACTAGGAATGCATTCTTACGGCAATGAATTGTTGTATAAC